TAAATCATTAGATTGAGCCACAGGGCGGAGTCCCACCGCCTGTGATCAACCGGTTCTTTCGAACCAGTTGCTGGTACGAAATCCCAACATGGGGTTCGTGCCGTGTTTGTTAGGTATCTGACTCTACCATGCCTGATAGAGACAGTACCACCTTCTATGTTGCCATGCAGGAATGCATTAAAGGCGCCTTCGGCATTGAAATACCGTCGACGTGCTCCTTTAGGCACCAGTATAGCATCTTCAAGGAAAGTCACTTTGTACGGCTTCGCAACATAGCGCCTGTATAACCAGGCGCCGGTGTCTTGAGACCGCGCAATAGACTTCAACTCCCATTGGAACTCCCTCTGATAGCTGTTGATTTTACTAACAGCTTCAGCTGGAGTCACGCACTCATCAAGCAGGCTCGCGTTAAACGAGCCTCCTGGATGTTTCGGATCAGCATCCCCTGTTTCAAACAGGAGCGGCGGATCAGAATCGTGCGTCCAATCGGATTTATCGATACTCTTATCGAGTGCGATAATGTCCTTGAGGACACGACTACTGACTTTTATTCCAGCATCGTCATTCTCATGCAGAGGTACGGGTAGTAATCGTACACTCTTCATGAGTTTACTCATGGTACGGCTGAGAGAAATCCCAGTCGTAGCAGTCCATAAGTTCAGACGGTTAATAGCAACATAGCGTGAAGCCATGGAACGTAGGTCTTTAATATAGACCCCACGTACAGGGAAGCCTTTATAAAAGTCTCCCCCACATGATTCACGGAATGGTCCTATAACAAAGGACTTAGAAGCGTTCGTCGTAAACCCAAGTAATTCGAGCAATCGAATTACATGGTGGGCGACATCAGATTTACATATGATGTCATCCCCAAATACGCCGAAATTTCCGAATCTCCCTCTGGGAAGATCGGATTTCTTAAGTTTTTTCTCAAAAACTTTATAGACAGCTTCTACAGCACAAGCGAACAAGGCCGTCTGCAAGGGAAACGTAAATCCGTTACCCATTGAAGATACCATGTCCAAGTCTAGCTGGCAGCTCTTGTCTTCGTCTAAGCCAAACATATAAGGCTTATCGAAGTCTCGAGGGTTTACCTCAGTCATCGGTGAACGCAGAACTTCTAACACCTCCATCACTGGAGTTGGTAGTAAGTCCCGTAACATCGTCAGACTGATCGAGTCGGAAGCACTAGCAAGGTCTATCGTAGATAGACGATTGTTAATACTCCCAATTCGTGCTAGCTCACGGTTGATATCCGGTTGAGTTGATAAATTTATCCCGAAGTGCTTTTTAAGCCTCCGGGTAATCACCTCTCCCACACCTTTCTGTGCCCACATATTGAGCACAGGTTCGGTGCATATCACACGTGAGATGCTGTCATTCTTTGGAACAAACGACAACTTACTCCCTGCAACTATACGGGGTTCACCGTATCGCTCATGTCTGGCAGACTCTGCCTCAATGAGTGATGGGGAACCTTTAATATAGTTCAAGTATAACTTGTACAGGCCATTAGATGTACAAGTGAGGGGACCGTCGAACAGCTTTGTATAAAAGTCTGTTCCGCGCGATCCTACACTTGCGCCTGGTCCTAGCCCGCCCAGTTCGAAAAACTGGTCAGGTGTGGACAGTAGGCTACCACTACTAGATGGGATAAAGAACCTATAAAGTGAGTCGCGAAACTCACCTATTAGGTGCTCATCTAATAGTGATTCACATCTAAGCTCCCAAGTTCGACACTGCGAATTTGCAGCATCGAACTTTGAGAAAGCTAAGTCGTTAGCAGAGTCCGAGACAGAATCTTTATATTTCTTAAAGATGCTGTCAAGAAGGGCAAGGCTAGCGAATTCGCGATCTGAGAGCAAACCACTTTCTATCTCCGAGCTGAGGTCAACTTCGACCGTCGGCTTGCCGTTTTTCTGACACGCAGTGTCATAGAAACGGGTAGGTAGGAAGGGTTCAAGGTCCTGCAACAGGGCAGGGTAAAGAGCATTTAACGAGAGTTTCATATAAATCTCCTATCTGTCTCGTAAAAGTGAGTTACATTTTAATCGATTTCCGAAGTTCTTCCCACGCCACGCATTCCGTTGTACCCTCTTGGGTACAGCTTAATGCGCCGACAAAGGTTGAAATCAGAATGACGGTCAGTGCTAAGAAAGATACTTTCCCAGCACGATACTTGATGAATAAATTCATCAGTTTCATGACAGGAATGTTTATCTTCCAATCGACTGCGGTCTTCTTTGTCTTTTCTGACATCAAAGAACGCCATCGAGGCACAGCCCGCCAATCTCCGCATCTTGGTCAGATAATGCACCAATATGCGCGGAAAGCGCGGATTCAATGCTGTTTGAGTCAGCTGAATCAGCCCCTGCTGGAACGGAGATTCTAGTCTCCACCAACATGGTCTGCTCAGCTTGCCCAGACAACGGTGTGACACCCTTTCGGGTACGCACAACGTATACATTGCGTCCGATGTTACTCACCACCCCAGTTACCGGGTTTGGTTGGCCAAGCAATTTAAAACTTGCCGGCTTCTCAAACGTAATGGTAAAGGGGTTAGAGACCGAATGCGCGTCAACGCCAGTTTGCGTACCGCCAAGAGCGGTAACAGCCCACTGTTTTGAACGTGCATTAGGAGCCTGATCAGTGACCAACGTAAACGTTGGTGTGGTCAGGTTAGTTTGTGAAGCCCCCGTCAAGGGACTAGTTGGGCTTATAGCCATTAGGATAACCTCCTAGTAGGTTAAGTTTAGCAGTACACGGGAATCGTATACCACGGTTATCGTAAAGCTCTTAAGGCGTTTTTGTTAGCGACAGCAAGTGCACTCATATTGAGCCACTTGCGACCGAACCCAGGCAATGAGAACCTGGGTGGCGGTACCAACGAACCGAGATATTCGGATCTGTTGACTCGCTTACTCTGACGCGCGAAAGAACCACTATTGCCTGTTGTTGTCGGATTTGCAGACTCGTAGGTAAGCTTATTCCTCCCCCGGAATTTTCCGGAAAAGGGATAATCTTCTATGACTATCTGCACGGTAGTTTTGTTAGTAAAACTAACACCACTATCGATATACGACAACCCCGTGATTATTTCATCAAT